TCGCTCCGCGCCCGCGTGGAAAACGTGATGGGCGCGCGCATCCGGTCTAGCGGCGAAGCGATTGCTCGTACTGAAATCACCGGCGCAACCAACGGCGGCACAATCAAGGCATGGGCGCAAAGCGGTGTGGTCGAGGGTAAGCAATGGCTCGCGGCTTTAGATTCACGCACGCGCGAGACGCACGCCGAAGCGCACGGCCAAACCGTCGGGATTGACGAGCAATTTGAGGTAGGCGACTGCAGCGGCGACGGTCCCGGCATGTTGGATTGCGCCGAGGAAGTGGTCAACTGCCGCTGCTCGCTGACAGCTGTGCTCGACGTGAAAGCAGCGCGCCCGATCACAGCCAGCGCGAACGGACACACCAAAGAGGTGACAGCATGATTCGCAAGACATTCAACATTGAGCGCAAAACCATCGACGCCGAGCAGGGGATTTACGAGGCGATGATCTCGACCGAATCGATTGACCGTGACGGGGATGTGATTCGCGCGGCGGGGGTCGACACCTCCAACTATATGCGCAACCCGGTCGTATTGTTTGGACACACCTACAACGACATTGACGCGGTGGTCGGGAAAACACTCTCGATTGAGACTATCCCCGGTGAGGGGATTCGCGCCCGCTTCCAATTTGCGACCGCCGACGTGAGCCAAAAAGCCGACACGGTGCGCAAGCTCTGGGCGGGCGAATTCCTGAACGCAACGTCAATCGGGTTTATCCCCGACATGGCGAGCGCGAAACCGAACGCCACCAAGACGGGGATCGAATTCGGGAAAAGTGAACTCCTCGAATTCTCGATTGTCCCGATCCCCTCGAATCAAGACGCATTGCGTTTGGCGGTGAAAAGTTTTGACGAAGGCACGGACACGCTCACCAAGCGCGGGCGCGTTCTATCCGCAAACAATGAGAAAACGCTGCGCGAGGCACAGGCGGACCTCGACGCGGCGAAAGCAAAACTCGACGGCGTATTGTCCCAACTTGGGGACGCGCCCGAAGAGGATACGCGCGAAGCATCCCCGCAGGATGTGACGCTAGAAGCCATAAGCGAAACGACAGAGACTTCCGCCCTGAACGTCCGCGAGTTGGCGCCACTGTTTGGAGATTTTCAGAAAAACCTTAAGGAGGTTTTGTATGGATAAAGCCACCCAGGACTATATCGCCAGTGAAATGGCGAAAGTCACAGAGTTGGTCCAGAATCACAAATCCGACAAAGCCAGTCTCGACACGGACGCGCTCGCGGAAGTCGTGAAGGGATTGGTTGATACGCAGGTCGCGGCCGAGCTCGCCAAGAGCGCGGCGGACAAGCCCGTCCGCAAGGGCGAGATCATCGGCCCCGCCGGTTTCGAGTCCGTCTCGAAAGGCGTCGCCGTCAGCGGCAAGTACGCGGGCAAGTCGATCGAGGACTTGGAATTCGTGTACTGGATGCTGGAAAAGGGACGCGCGGTCTACCCGCAGTCCGTCAAGCCGGCGTCGAAAGATTTGCTCGACACGCTCTCGAAAGCGGGCGTGCTGAACATCAACACCAAAGCGCTCACCGCGACCGGCTCGGGGACGGGCGACGAGTTTGTCCCGACCGGAATGTCCTCGGCGCTCTGGACGGATATGTTTCTCGCCGCGAAAGTGGTGCCGACGATTGGCATTACCCCCATGCCGACAGACCCGTTTGACATGCCGTTCGGGTGGGGCGCGCTGACCTGGCGCAAAGGCACGCAGAACACCGCGACGACCGTCACCGATCCCGCGACAGGAAAATCCACGTTCACCGCGACCGAACAGGTCGCCGAGATCAACTGGGCGTATGACCTCGACGAGGACTCGATCATCGCCGTTTTGCCGACGCTGCGCGCCGAAATCGCACGCGACGCCGCGGAACAGATGGACCGTTTCGCCCTGAACGCCGACAGCACGAACGCCGGCACCGGCAATATCAACTTGAACGACGCCGACCCCGCCGACGATTCGTACTATCTCTCGCTCGGACAGGACGGGATTCGCCATTTGTATCTCGTCGACAACACCGGGCAGTCGACCGACGCCAACACCACACTCACCGACGCCATCGTGCGCGCGGCGATTGGGCGCCTGGGCAAGTACGCGATTGACGTATCTCGCCTCGCCATGGTGACGGATGCCAAGACCTATGTCAACGGCATGTTGGGACTGACCAATGTCGTCACCATCGACAAATTCGGCCCGCAAGCAACCGTCCTGACCGGACAACTCGCCAGTTACAGCGGCATCCCCGTCATTCCGTCGGGCGCGCTGCTGCAGGCAGGCGACGACGGGTTTCAGGTCGCCTCGGGCGCATCCAACGACGAGGGCCAGATCGCCATTTTCCACCGCGATATGTGGCGCGTCGGATTCCGCCGCCAGCTCTTGATCGAGCTCGACCGCAATATCCAAAAACGGCAGTTCGTTTTGGTCGTTTCGTTCCGCCAGGCAATGGCCGCACGCGGCACCCGCTCGACCGCCGTTCATACCGCCGCCGTTCACGGTATCGTCCGCGCGTAATACATCTGATTATCCAAACCCCCGGCGGGCGCAGCCGGAGACGTTGCGCCTGTCGGGGGATATACCGGAGAAATTCAACTATGGGACAACTATTCAGTTCTGTACACGGTCCCGTTGTCCCGATTGGCCCATTCTATGTTGCCAATCTGGACACCGCATTGACCAATACAGACCTCCTCTTGCAAGGCACCGCGGGCGTGACGCTCTCGCCGGGGATGCCGTCCAGTGGGACGGTCGTAGGGCTTTCCATTTCCAACAATGGCTCAGCCCCGTCCGCCGGCACCGCAACCTTTTCCGTTCATTCCGCCGGCACCGAAATCGCCGCCGGCCCGACAGCCGTGATCGACAGCGCGACGAACACCGTCGAATCAAGCGGACTCGCCGCCTCGGTGCGCGCACACACGTTCGCCAAAGGCGCGCGGTTGGGCGTTAGCGCAACGACCACGACCAATCTCGCCGCGACCACACTCGATTACAGCGCCTATATCTGGGTGCGTTTCGACGTGAACGGGCTTGCGACAGCATAACAAAACCTGATGATCGTGGGGGGGAGGGCATACCGCCTTTTGTTCTCCCGCCCACGGTCATGTATGGCTACGGACATACCGTAGCAAAAAGGCGAAAAGGGGAAATGGAAAATCAAATAACCGAACAAGTAAAAGATTGGGGCAAGGTGTTTATCGCCGTGCGCTATCAGCCGAGCAATCCGTCCTGGTTTACCGAATCGTATGCGGGCTTGTGTCAACACGGACTCCGCGAGGGCGACAAGCGCGATTTCATCTGGTCGAAAACGATGCACAAAGCGGCGAATGAGTTGGTCCGCCGTTTCCGCGAGTCCGGCTGCGATTCGATTTTGTTTTGCGACAGTGACGGCGTTTTCGGCACCGACGCGCTCGAAGAGCTGCGGAGCGACCCCGAGGGATGGGGCTATGACGTTTTGCAAGCGTTTGCGGTCAAGCGGGGCTGGCCCATCGAGCCGATGTATTTCAGGGCAATGCCCGATCAGCCCGCCTCGGACGCGCGGCTGCGCGGCACGCATTACGTGAACATGATTCCGCTCGACCCCCACCACGTGTACGGCGACGCCGATGCGGTCAGTTTGCACTTTACTTTGATTCGCGGCGAACTGTTTGAAAAGATGTTGGAGCCGGAGGGCGCAAAGTACACCTACTGGTTTGAATACAGCCGCGACAACGGCGAGGACATGACCTTTTCGCAGAACGCCAAAAAGGTCGGCGCCAAGTTCGCCATGACGACCAAGTTAAAAGTCGGTCACGTCTCGGAAATTATCACCGGGTGGGACCTGATGGTCGAGTACCACTATTACCAGTATATGCACGCCTCGGGCGCGCTGCCGCCCGCCTCGCTCGATTTCTTTATGCCGTATTACGAGGCGCAAAAACAACTCGCCGCCCTGGTCGCCGAATACACCCGCGAAGAGCCGGAGGACGTGTTTATCAAGTCAATGGAAGGGTCGCTTGTGGTCGCCGACTTGTGGGAATTGGAAAAGCCGGAAACCCCCGACGAGGTGCGCGGCTATTACGGGCACACGCGGCAATATCTCTATGCGCTGGTCAAGTGGAATTCGACCGTCGCGTATCAGAAAATCCTCAGCCATTTGAAGGACGTGCGGGGCGAGCGAATTTTCGAGTTTGGCGGCGGGATCGGGACGACGACGGAATTCCTGGTGACGCACGGCAACACGGTCGTGTATTACGATCTGCCGGGCGAATTGCTCGACTTTGCGAAATGGCGGTTTAACCGGCTGAACGGGTATCGCCATCGCATCGAGCTGTGGGGTGACGACGCCATTATCAAAATGCACGAAGCGTTTGACCGCGTGGTCGCCATTGATTCGATTGAGCACATTCACCCCGACGAATTCGACCAGACGGTCGACTGGCTCGTCTGGCTCCTGAAACCGGGCGGCACCTTTTTCGCCCACAACAATTTTCTGGTCGAGGGTGTGAAATTCCCCTCGCATTTTGCCAGTCAGGGCAAGTGGGACGCGCTCGTCGAGCGGCACGGCTTGATTCGACAGGGTGAATATACGTGGAGGAAACCAAAATGATCAAACTTTTATGCAAAGGCGAATATCACAACGAGCCCGCGGGCTTGCATTTCAACGCGCCCGGCGTGATCGAGGTCGACGAAGCGAGCGCGGAATTGCTCATGCGCGACGCGCCGCAGAATTTCGAAGTGTATGTTGCGCCTGCGGCGCCGGTCGAAACCGCCAGCGGTGACGCCGACACGAACGACTTTGCGGGCAAGGGCTTTGACGCGCCGACCAAAGACAAGCAGGTCAAAGCGGCACCGAAAAAGAAATGACTGCCGACCGCGCCTTTCCCAATATCTTGACGTTTCCGCGCGGCGACGCGCAAAGGACGCTCGACCGCGTTTCTCGCATGTTCCGCGGCGCGATGGGGCAGGGCGCGTTCGCGGCACCGATGGGTGGGGCGGCGTCAACAACACTTGGCTTGAAAACGAATCTGGTCGCATGGTGGGAATTGAACGAAGCCAGCGGCAACCGCGCCGATTCGCACACAAACGGCTTGACGCTGACCAACAACAACACCGTCACAAGCAACCCGGGAGTTGGCGGAGTTGGTACGGCGGCGCAGTTTACGGCGGCAAGCAGCGAATGGCTATCCAACACCAGCAACACCCTTGATATTGCA